GTTTATGATTATGTTAAAGATGATTCGGGTAGAATATTAGGTAAAAAAGTATCACAACTTTGGGTTGAAGATTCCAAACAGATGCGATACAATACAGACAGGTTTGGTAGATTCCAAACAGAAAACAGATTTTGCCCTACTTGTAGAAAGACTGCTAATGGTTCAGCTTGTTCAGAGTGTGGCACTAAATTAGAATTAATTGCTTACACATTTGAAGATCCCGAAGGTGATATTCCATTTGCTAGAGATGAGGTTATACATTTCAACAAATATAGTTCTACAGCAAGATTATACGGACAATCGCCAATAGTTGGATTAATGAAAAAAATAGAAACTGCACTGGCAATAGAAAACTATCAGAATAAATTGTTTAGATTAGAAAGGCCACCAAAAGGTTTCTTAGATATACCAAACCTGGATGAAACGGCACTTAACAGGTTGGGAGAATATATCGCTGAAGAAACCAGACGCAATCCTAATTTTGTGCCAATTATATCATCAGGTGAAGGACAATCAGGAGCTAAGTTTGTTACAATCATGCCAAGTCAGGGAGAAGCAGGTATGATCCCTTATATGGAAAAAGTAAATCAAGATATTAATTCAGCTTATGGAATTATGCCATTGGCAGTAGGAGATGTATCTGGAGTTGGTGGATTGAATGCAGAAGGCG